CGTAAAAGTACCTTGAATATTACTCAAAATAACAGAAGTTGAATTACAAAAAGAGACAATACCATTGGCGCCTTGAACAATATTATCAGAGCCAACCATATCAACTCGTTCGCCGATAGTATACAGTAAGCTTGTTATTGATGAGTTATTGTAATTCAAAGTAACGCTGTTTAGATTTACATCAGAAATAATACCATTAGCTTGTGTAGAAGTAATAGAAGTTGGCATCGCTGCATACGTTACCTTGTACACACTATTTGCAATAACATTACTGGATAATTGATAATTGACAGTAACTACACTACTATTAACAGCTGTTATATAACGAATGTTAGTATTTGCATTTCCACCAATTCTAATATAATCACCAACAGAAAAATTAGCAAATGGAGTTCCACTATTTGCAGTTATATTATATGTTAGAATAGATGGAGTTGCTATAGCCTGTTGACCAGTAAAAGAGTGACCAGATTCTGTTTTTCCTTTAGTCAAAGTAACAGGAGTAGTAGTAGTACTATTCGCCCCTACTTTAAATCCAGTACTATTGGCAGCAAGAACATAATAATAACTACCATCAGTTAAATTAGTTAGTGCAGTATTACCTGTGGCTACAGTATAAATTACATAATCACCATTAGCGAAATACTGACCATACCCAGATAAATTGATAAAATTGTTGATAGTATCAATACTACTATTTGAATTGAAGAACGCAGGTGATGGTGGAGATATAGTTACTTTTGGTGGTAGAGTATAATTTAAACCACCATTTGTAATAGTAACAGCGCTGATTTTTCCTGTAGAGTTAGCAGTTGAATTGGCAGCTGCACCTGTACCGGTAGTATCATTAACAGAATTAGCAATAGTAACAACAGCATTACTAAAGTAACCAGATCCAGGAGATGTTATTGTTAGTGTTTTCAATACGTTCGTTTTAATATCAGCCGTACCAGTTTGAAGCGTACCACTTTGGGCGGCGTTGTAGAAAGGCAAGTTCTGAACGAAATCAGCTGTACTTGATTTAACTACTCTTAGCTGAGTAACGTTAGCGTTTAGAATATCACCAGCAGCAACAGTATCAGATTGAACTATCTGATCGCCAATATTGAAAATTCCTTTTTGGTAAAGGAAAGAAACATAATCTATTCTTTGAGATGCAAGCGTACCAACATTAAATGAACCTGTATATCCAGTAACATTTAACACAGAAGAAGTATCAAACGGCTGCGATACAGTAACGAGTCTATTCAAACCACTGTAGTCGATAATGTTTCTTATTTGACCGCTACCGAAACCAGTTTTTAAATAAATTGCTGAATTGATATATCTACCATTGATCGGCGTCGCTGTATTAGCGATCTTTACTACATAGTTATTTTGAAAATTTTGGAGATACCCTCTATCAAAAGCTTGGTAATTATTACCAGTATTTGATACTTTAATAAAATCAATAGAACCACGTATAGCATTATTAGTAACATCATTATTTGGCGTTACCGGAATATATGTAGAAGAAGTAAATTTAGTATTTGCATTAGATTCAATCGTATACATATATTTCCAAACATAACCATCAGAAGTAGAGAACACTCCTGAAGTAGTAGCTACTGAAGGCTTTACAATTGAAGTAGCACCTTTATTATTATCAATGCATTTATATACTTCGTATGCATCAGTAATAACAAAAAATTGTTTGTTATATAAATTAGCATCTAGTTGACTATAAGAAGAGTAAACTGTTCCAGAAGTCCAGTTATATCTTGGGATCATATAGGTTACATCAGAAGAAGTAATTAGCTTACCGAAAACAATATCCCTATAGATATTTTGTTCATAAGAATATACGGAAGTATTAGCTACTTGCACGGCAGTATCGTCTGGCTGACCAGTAGTTCCAGTCCAAGCATCAGTTTTACCATAAAAAAGATAATATGAATTCTTAGAGTTCTTTACGTTATTCACGAAAGAACTGATGGTATCTATATACTGATTTATTGTTAAAACTGCCATTCTTTAGCCCGATTTATTTTATCTATTTATGATTGTGCAATAGAAAACGATTGGGGTACAGTATAATTATCGATCAAATAACTATTCAATGCATACTTCCCAAACATCTTCATTCCACTTGGATGAATTAAATCTTTAACGTATTTCTCATATGTACTCATCATTCGCGAAGCAACAATTTCATATGAGAAATTTTGATAGTAATTACTGTCTTGAATATTTATAGTATCCGAAACAAAGCTTTTATTATCTTTCCAGTAACCAAGACTCTTACCATTTCCATTAATAACAGAAACACCACTAACGACAGTTGGATTAGTAGTACTACTCAAGTATAGAGTTTCATCTGGATTATACCCATAGCCAGAGTCAACAATTTCCAGAGCCGTCACGACGCCGTTCGCAGAGCTAGCTTTAGAGGTAACGATCGCATCATAGCCATAGTAACCACCAAGACCATTATATATTCTAAGATCGTAAATGTCAGGCTCTAATACTGACGCTATTGGATCGGAAGAATACCCTTTACCTGGATTCACATTTTTAAGATATGTAATACTACCAACTTCGAAATTTTTTATTGTAAGTAACTCTGAAAGCTTAGTATCTAGATTAGATCTTTTACCAAGTGCTAATGCATACGGAAACATCCAATCAGTAAGTCTTGTTTTAGTTGCTATTTGTGCAGTATAGCTATAATCTGGTCCATAGTAAGTACCAATAATATTTGCAGTTGGTATAAAATTGCCTAGTATTTGATTAAGTAGAACTACAGTACTATTGCATGTAACAACAATCCCATTGGCTATATTACGAATTTTATTAGTTAAATTATTAATTTTAATCAGAGAAGAAGAGCTATTGCTGATCAGTATAGTACCATTTACCAAATTTGCATTAGTTAAACGGGCATCAGTTCCAGTAATAGAAATGCAATTACCATCAACCTTATACGCTATGAGATCAGAGATACCCAACGAAGTATTAGAGAAAGATTCACCATTAGCAGCAGAAGAATAAAGCTGTTGAACATCTAGTACACGTGTATTGGCTGAACTCTGTACTTCTTCACCTACTATGTATAGACCCGATAAACCTGTTAATTTAAATTCATTACCAGCAGCTGAATCTTCGATGGCGGTAGAAGCATAGTCTGTTGTTTTGTCTTTAACTATCTGATATACTGTTTTATCTGTTATACCACCAACCTGGAACGAAGCTCCTGTTCCATAACCACCAGTAACAGAAACGATAGCATTTACCGAGTAACCATGACCGCCACTGATAAGATTAAAATCAACTTTACCATTCTCTTGTTTCGTTGATGCAACACGAGCCTGCCCACCAACGCCACCAGCATTAACACTTAGTAGATCACCAATATTAAAATTAGTTCCACCATTTGTTATGGTTACGGATGAAAGCGAACCAAAAATAAGAGGTGCATTATCCGTTGTTATCTCGGGAAAATCTTCACAGTATATTTGTTCATTGAAGTTGAATGTCCCTTCAATATTTGATAGGGTAAGTACATTGATAGTTTTGTTATTAACGATCTTGACGAAGTAATTTTCTACTGTAGCAAAGCCATCTTTCTTCGCATATATTTTTTTTCCAACAAGCTCAGACAGTAATGGATGATCAGATATTTCGATATACTTCGGTATAAACCAGTTCGCCTCTGATGGTTTGAAGATAAAGTTACCTGGGATGTATACTGTTATTTCTTCGTTGAAGATCATACGGAATAGTAATTCGTATGCTCTCTCTGTACCTTTTGATCTATACAAGTCAAGAATGTGCTTGACTAAAAGCTTCTTATCAGATATAATAGATTCTGGAAGGGATGAAATATACTTATTCTTGAAGTACTTGACGAATGCTTCGGGAGCTGAATCTACGTCTTTGATCTCGTATAGAGAACGAGCCATATTGAGGAAGTTGTTCTGTTGCTCAGCCCATTCATAGTAAGCCTTGGTAAAGGCGATGAAATTCGGTCCTTCTTCTTCGTAGAAGGCGGGAAACTGAGAAGCAATAAATGGCGATATTAATTTTTCTACGCTCATACTGATACTACTGAAACAGTTAAGTTATCTAGATCGAATTCTATTAGATCGTTCTTAGTAGCATAAAGATCTTCATATAGAGGAGAAGCATAAAACACTATACCTGAACTATCTAAGAAATCCGCCACTGTCAATGTTTTGATTTCTATAACCCCAGTATCGTAATCTATAGTTCCAACCTCAGTATAGTTCTGTATGTTAGATGCAGTAATCTGCTTCAAGTAAATTACCTTGTTAGTATTAGTTACAGTATATGTAGTTTGAGAACCTGTTCGAACGAAAGTATTTTTATTTGGGTTATAGTCTGTGAATACGTATATATTTGCATCGTTCAATAGAAACTGGCTGCTTACTATTGTACCTGGAACAAGAGTATTATTGAACACTGTTGAAATTGGCTGGTTGATGTTCAATGTTGTAGTAGTAATCTTTTTTAACAAGTTGCTCAACTGAATGCTTAGTATAGATGAATCGACGTCATTCAATACAGAAGTAAATTTTGAATACCTAAATGCCATGTTAAAATTTTGAAGTGTAGATGAATTATATGATATGATAGCAGTATTCAATAGACCAGTGATGTCTGCAGGCGACATGTTTGTTTGATTGAAGTCTACTGTCGCCTTTATTGTTGGAACAATATAAAGATAATCAGGGTCTATAATTACTGGAGTAATAGCAATCGAATTCTTATTTGATAGGTAATTAACTACGTCTGCCTTCAATGAGTTTGTTATATTTGTGCCAGATGTACTTACGGCTGAGATAAACACTTTACCGTATTCAATAGAGCCGTAAAGAGTTTCGCCGCCATATACGTTAACAGCTTTGATCTCAGGATAGTTCTCATAGATCATATTAGCGTAGTCATTAGTAGTGATAGCTCTGTCTTGTGTCTGATAATGTCTTGGTGCTCTGAAACGTATTGATTCAATAGTCTCAGCATCATCACCATTTACTGATGCTGCTACTGTAGATACTGTGACTCTAGCTTGTACTTGATTATATAAACCTAGATCTCTATCTGGACGAAACGAAGTAATACCGTTTCCCTTGACGCCATTAGTAATACGGTATGTCACAAGTACAGTAGCATTGTTCTGAGGAGAGTAGCCGAATACGCCATCACCAAATACTACTTCGTAATAACCATCGAGCGTTGATTGAACGAAGTATACCTTAGAAGTATTAGTCAATCCGTATAGGTTTAATACTTGATTGTAATCGTCGATGTTTAACCCATCATTCTCTGATACTGTAATGGCCATACTAGTAGTATCAACGTTTTTATTTGAGATGATAAACTTTTGATTTTCAATACTATTGTCTATTACAAAGGTTTCGTTGATATATGTACCTTCGTATATTGGTAAGTTACTGATGGAGAAAGTAGAAGAAGTAGATGTCAGAACGTGAGCTTCAGATGTAGTATAGACAAATCCACCGTTGGCGTTTTGACCTGAAAACTGTGTACCCTTGGGAATTTCCATAGAGCTAGTTGTACCTGAAAGAATATTGATAGAGACATTGATAAGACCCTTGGCAGAGCGGGCGGATCTTGGAGTATAGTTTAATTCTTTCGCATGTGAGACAACAGAGCTAAGCATTTGTGCAGAATCAAGGAAGCCTTCTGATGCTGCCATATTTAAATAAAATGCATTTAAATAACTGTTGTATGAAAGAACGTCCAAGAGAACATTCATGTTCGAACCTTCGAAATCATAATCTCTGAATACGCTCTGAGACTTCAAGTATGATTTGAAATTTGATTTTAAACTGTCAAAGTCTAATGATACAAGGCTTAACGAGCTATTTGCCATTATCTTACTCTTCTTAGGATTACGTTCATCTGTACAGGCACATTACTATTTATTAAAGAAAAAATAATGTTGACGTTAAACGAATAGTAATCTGGATTAGGATATACTTTAACAGAGAGCAACGTTGCCCTTGGTTCATTTTGACTGATTGTACTATGCACGAATGAGTTGATATTCTCAGCAGTAATAATATCGTTCGGCTCAAATAGAGCATGAATAATATTAGATCCGATGTTTGGTTGGAATAGTCTTTCGCCGAGATTAGTTAGTATAAGATTTCTAATAGACTGCTTAACAGAGTTTTCGTTTACTGTTTTGGCCAATGCATTGTTGACAGGGTGACTGTCGAAGTTGTTCAGGAAGTCAGAGAAATACTCTTGCTTCTGTGACTGAGTATATTTGTCTGCTCTTGTTGCTACCATTTTATCCGCCTGCAAATACGTTAGGTGAACCAGCTGCTACTGAAGTGCAACCAGATATAGCATCACCAACTCTACCAGCGCCCTTACCATTAATGAATACTGTTGTTGAACCTGTAGCTATAGGAGCTGCATGAGAAGGACATGGAGATCCGGGTAATAGATGTCCTGTGTTATTATCACCTTGGCGGCTCCAAGCAATTCCGTTAACGAATACGTTAGGTGAACCAACAGCTCTTGTCATACCCGAACAATGAGCTACGTCTGCATCACCTATCCTTGTTGCTGCTGGCATTATCTTTCCCTCTTCATAAGCTCTTGAAGCTTATCATTCCATTGCTCGATTTCTTCGTGTTGCTCGAGCGTATGCGGCGCTTCAGGAATCTCTGGCAAAAACTTAATGACATGATCAAAAGATTCAGGTATATCCTCATATTTAGTATATGTCTCAAGAATACCATTGTTAAGAATAACGAATTCGTGCTTCATGGATTAATGTCAACCTTGGCGCTCTTGATAGTAATCTTAGATGGTTCAATAACAATAGTAGAATCACCAACCTTGAGTGTCAGCTTAGTACCGCTTTCAATTAGTATATCATCAGATGCATACATGCGAGCCTTACCAGCATCTATCTGTACATCGAAGTTACCCTCTGATATATTGATACCGTATTCGCCCTTGATCATATTTACTTTATGACCTGTAACCTGATCAACAAAGTCACCAGTATAATTATGATTAACCGAACCAGTATGATCGGTAACGATGTTGCCTTCGCTCGTGTGGAATACGTCACCATCAGAGTGAGTTATTTGAGATCCATTTGTACCTGAAACACTTACTCCACCTCCACCATTATATTTGTTTCCAGCTGTTTCTGAATGATGACCACCTGCAGTAGCATCACGTTTAGTTCCACTAACCTTACTGTCTTGATGACCATCAGTAGTAGACGAATGACCATCAGCATTATACTTGTGTTGTTTACCAACAGTAACAGAAACTTCAGCTCCATCAGGACCATGACCACTATAGTTGCCAGTAGGTAATACGTGGAATAGAGATTCGAATCCTGGCTCTAAGCTCTTGAGTATTTGCTGAGCATGATCTTGAAACACATGTAAGTTTGGATACTTACCGAGGAAAGGTATTTTAGGATGAGCGTTATTTGGATCATATGCCATAACTTATTCCTTAACCATATGGAGAACCGACGCTGTTCGGTCCAGTTCCTTGAATTGCATCTTGTGCTTTTAATATTTGATCAGTATTATTCGTTGTACCCAATGCATCAGTTAATACTGT